GAGCGAGCAGCAGATGCAGCTCTGGCGTGAGGAGGCTTGGGAAATCCACAAGAGGATCCTTGAGGTAGATAACGGTGGGTTTGCCATCAGAAACACAGAAAGTTGCGTCGGTCGTTACGGTCGGTGCAAGTTTCTGGACCTGTGTTGCGGGGCTGTTACCCGTGACGCATATGAAGTGGTCGACAGGCCACACCAAGAACTAAATGAAGGAGTAAAACTGTGAGCCTTATCCCAGACAAACGACATGAGCCGAAGAGGACACTCGCGTCCTACCTTTGGATGGTCTACGGGCCACCGAAGATTGGCAAGACGACTTTCTGCAACCAATGGCCTGAGGCCCTGTTCCTGGCCACGGAGCCTGGGACTGCAGCGATGGAGGCCGCAGACATCCAGATTAGTAGCTGGACTGACTTCCGAAACGTGGTCGGTGAGCTGAAGAAGAAGAAGGGGAAGCACCGATGGAAGACGCTGGTGATCGACACCATCGACAACCTGTACGAGTTCCTTATCGACGATGTCTGCACTGAGAACAACTGGCAAGACCTAGGCGATGCCGGCTTTGGCAAAGGCTACAAGCTGGCTCGGAGAAAGCTGACGAACGCTATCAGCACTGTCCGAACCCTAGGCATGGCTGTCATCTTCGTCTCTCACGAGAGGCGGGAGGTCGACGTTGATGACCAGGGCAAGAGGAGCGGCGAGGTTCTCCTGACCTCTGCCCTGCCTGGAAGCGCACGGAAGGTTGTTCACGGAGCTGTGGACTTCATCTTCCGGGTGGAGATGGACGAGGAGGGGAACCGACTACTGAGGACCGCCCCGTTTAAGGATGGGAAGATTCAGATTGAGTGTGGCTCTCGGGGTGAGCTCGGGAAGCCAATGCCAGAAGTCATGGATTTGTCTTTCGATACTTTGCGAAAGGCTTTCACCGCCTCGTTTGAGGCAACTGCTGAGGAAACAAACTGATGAGTATTAACGACATGTGGAACACGATTACTCCGAAATCCCGTGGAGGGTCCACCACCAGCAATGGTCGGAGGGAGAGAGATGAGCTTCAAGACGGCGAGTACACAGTTGCCGTTACGTCATTCGACTACTGGTCTCACGATGATGGGAAGCCGAACCCTGAGCGCTACAAGTGGGGGCTCGAGGTTGTGGATGGCCTGTGTAAAGGTAAGTACGTTGAGAAGTACCAGAGGGCCTCTCAGATTGGACTGCAGATCTTGGCAGACGACCTGATGCTCCTCCTCGGGACCATGCCTTCTGGTGATGAGGTCTACAACCGAGCCAGCAACAAGGCGGGCGTCGTGGTCTCTGCGCTGCAGGGTAAAGTCCTGAAGATGCGTCAACGAACATCCGCCTCGGGATACCCCAACTTCTACTTCAACGAGGTTGTGGATAACGAGTTCGACAAATCACCAGCCCCGGACAACAGTCAAGATGACGACGACATCCCATTCTAGGCTGTTCCTCGGGATTGACCCCGGAAAACAAGGCGCTGCCGTCCTCCTTCGGGGGGATGGCACCCTTGCCGGGGTTACCAAGCTCCCACACATAGGCAAGAACATCGACCTAACCGCCCTCTGCGCTTGGCTAGAGGGTGTTTGTTACGAAGAGGGCTGCACGGTAGATAGCCTGTGTGCCGCCGTAGAGGCACTAGGGGCTCGGCCATCTCCAAGGATGGGCGCTGGCTCAGCCATTACGATGGGGAAGAACTGGGGGCGTATAGACGGCTTCCTGACAGGCCTCGGTTGCCGATACGACGTTATCCAACCAAAGAGGTGGCAGGCTGAGGTCTGCCCAGGAGGTGGCGACCCTAAGCCAAGAAGCATCGCAGCAAGCAGAAGACTCCTACCAACACTAGACCTGACGCCAGGTCGAAAAACAAAACCAGACGACAACATTGCAGACGCCGGCCTTATTGCGGAGTACGCACGGCGAATACTCGGGGGCAACAAGTGACCACAAAACTATCCATCAACTCAGCACTAAAACTACTCACCCTCATCCGTAGCCAGAGGAACACCCCTGAGGAAAGAGAGCGAATTAACCGAGCCATCTATGACCTGACTCGAGCTAAGGAAGACCCTCAGTACTTCCACTGGCTGCACCTTCCGGCAGACACTAGGGGGGAGTACTGCGATGATTAAAGGGGTTCACCACATCCGGCGAGCGGCGAAGAACATTGTTCAGTTGGCTAATGGTCATTGTGAACTATGTGGGCAAGAGATCGGTGACATCTACTGCGCCCCAGCTCAACTCATACCGAGAATGGACGGGAACCTACCCACTCTTGAGATACGATACCAGGTGTGTTGCGAGGACTGCTCAAGGCACATCGACAAGGCAATCAATGAGCGGAGGGCTATGAATAATGAAGATGTTTAAGTTCCATCTTCCAATTGTTGGCTTCGGAGCTGACCCTGACGAAGCCCTTGAGTGCGCCTGGGAGAGACTGTTGGCAGACCCCAATGAAACCTTTGGTGGCCGGGAGATCGAGTACGAAGAGCTCGACCCAAGGGAGCACGCTGTGAACGAGCTCGCCCACACACTGACCCCCTTTCGGGGGCATGAGAACGGCCTAGTCTAGGAGACTACGAGGCTCAGGTTGAACGCGCTGCTCGGGCTGCTTCCTGAAGCCGCACCATCGACAGTGCAAGCCATCATCGAGAGGCCGTTGGTGAGGTTCAGCCCCTGGGCAACAGACCAGACCTGGCGGGTGTTTGCCTTGACCTCAATCATCACAACCGGGTCAGTCGTTCCGTATGTGGGAGAGGCGTTGTCGTACAGCTTGAAGTAGGTAATCGCACCGTTTGCGGAGTTGTCTAGGTCAAGCGTGTACACCGTGGTCGAGCCACTGAGGAAGTCGCTCAAGCCCGTGTTCCCAAGCTCAGTAACCTCAACACCACGGACAGAAAACGGACTAGCTACGCCAGAACTTTTTACACCAAATGCCATGACTTCAACCCCTTAAGTGTTAACTAGGATGTACGCGGTGACCGTGGAGCCAGGCCCGTTTGCGGAGCCGGGGGACGACACGACCGTGGCCCAGAGTCCGCTGGCGTACTCAGCGCCTTCAGGGCAAGCGTAGGTAATTCGAGACGAAGCGGGGGCCATGAAGACGTAGCTCTCGTCAGTCGTGCCAACAGTTACGGTCCCTCCACCAGCGACATCGTAGAGATTCAAGTACGACGCAACGCTGTTCGCGGTGTTGTCGATTTCAATCATGATGATGTCACCAGAGCTGGTGTCCATGCTGACGGCGGTGGGAGCCTTCGATGTCTCGGTCACCGTATAAAGTGACGAGCCAATCGCAGCTCCCTGCTTAGCTGTGCTGACAGTTGCCATTACGCTTTACCCCTCGTCCTCTTCCGGTTGACGACCTTACGTCGCTTCTTCTTTACCCCCTCAGACGACTTGGACTTCTTCTTCCCGTAAGCGTCGGATGGAGCGGTCTTATTGTATCGGTAGTCCATTCTCTCTAAACCTCCGCAGGCCTGGTTGCCGCTTCAAGCTTAGCAATTCTGCGCTCGATCCGTCGCTTCGCAGCAGCGGCCATCTTAGGCCCTCGCTCCTCAAGACGGCGCTTGAGCTTCTCCTTGCGCTCCTTTTTGCGAGCCATGTCCTTCTCAACGGCCCTCACCACACCGAGCACGGCAAGTGCAGCTAGGAAAAAGCCGAAGAAATCAAGGGCTTCAGCCAACTCGTTCGGGATGTTGATGGCCTTATCGAGCCTGTGTGCGGCCTCGAGCGCGATCCGGCTGTCGCGTTGGATCTGAGACAAACCTACCAATTCAGCACCAATATCCTCAGTGACGTCAAGCAGCAGCGCCACCATCTTGTCGTTGTTTTTGTTGACGAAGGCTGCCGCCTCCCTCTCCTTCGCCAGGCGGCGAGCTCGCTTACTCATCTTCAGAAACCTCCTTCACTTCCTCAATAACGTCAGCAACCTTACGGCCAGACTTGATGACCTCGCTGACGTCTACTAGCCCCTGAGCTCCCACAAACGACAAGACCATCGTGGTCAGCGACGAGAGGGTCTCGTCGGCTAGGTCTAGGCCCAACATGTCGGAGCCAGCAACAATGACCACAACAACGATGGTGAGGATCAACTTACGGGATACGAACTTTTCCATCACGTTCCTTAACAAAAGCGGGTGCTTGCGAGGATTAAAACCACTAGGAGGATACCACCTATAGAGAACCAATCCACAAGAGGCTGCTCGCGCATTACCATCCACCATTTAGAAGCGTGTAAGTAAAGCTGTCCCAGCCCCGCTCTTTTTCCTGGGTTTTGCAGATGGTGAGAAAACTATCGTAGTCATGGGGGCTTGCAAAGACCTGACATCCGGCTGACCACTTGTTCACGTTCACAGAGCCAAATTCGGAAGCTGTTGCTCGATGACAGTTAATGCCGAACCAGCCCTCTTCGATGTTGTCTTTGTTGTAGTCCACCTTTGAGTCTAAGTTGTCGTCACGATGAACAGCAATCTTCGCTCCCTTTTGCACAAGAGCCTCATAGCGCCCCCGATGAAGTCCGAGCTTCCACACGCCCCGGTACTGACGGTCAGCCACTACTGCAGCGGTGCCCAGCTTGTTCATGGGGTGCTCGAGCCAATAGGTACCTGGGTCCGTAGTAATCGGCCACCACCTATCTACCCACTGGCCGTTATCCTTATAGATAACGTGCATTTCGTCATCGAACTTGTTGGGTGTGCCGCTGGGGTTACGAATGCCAACTAGGTTGAGGTTCCAGTCTCCTTGCGTGAAGACCTTCCCCCCAACTAACAAGACACGCTGAAGAATTGGATGGAGCATTACCTGCCTTGAACGTGATCTGAAAGCTTTGTCACGCTGGTCGAAAGGAGCTCGATGCTCTTTGTCAGGGAGCGTGGGGTGTAAACTAAAGGGAGGCCGTCAGCATCCCTTGCGCCGAGAACTTCGCTCATCTTCTCGCAGTTAGCAGCGGTCCTGGCCTGTGCCTCACGGATAAGCACAAGCTGCTGCTCAAACTCATCACACTGCTCCTGCTTTGCACCAGAGTCAGCCTTGCTGTCAGCCTCATCCCGGCTCTGCAAGTAGTCGAGGACTACCTTGAGGACCATGACGATAAGGATGCCGGTTGCGCTCAGCCCTCCTAGTCCTCCGAACTCTTCCATCTCACTCTCCAATCCTTGTGGCTGTACCGTCTTCATTGGCAATGTATCTAGCAACAAGAGCTTCGTTGTCATCCCTAAATGCAATGTAAACAACATCTTCAGGGATAGAGACTTCAGTGGTTAGGACCTCACCGTCGTAGTCTGCTGCGGCAAACGCAATCGAGTCGGCAATCCACGGCCTATCGCCCCACATTTTAGTAGTTCCTCTTAAGGACCCGCAGTTTTGTAAAGACTGCATTGGCGTTAGAACTAGCGTCACTTCCCGTTTGAGTAAGCGTAAAGGAAAGCCCTAGGTGCAGGTTAGC